TGGTAATTCTACTTCTAACACACTATCTATAGCAAAGTCAACACCATTTACATCAACAGTAAATGGTGTTGACTATAACTTTTATACCATGAATGAAAATGTTGGCATTTCAAATGGTGTTAATTTTGTATTCAGCACATTTCCAATTTATGAAGGAACTCCTGTCACTGAAAAATTTACTATCTTTACTGATACTGTAATAGTTCTTCAGAATCTTAATATTGACACTAATACTATTAAAGTAACTGTTCAAGACGTTGCAAGTTCATTTACATCTTCTACATATTCTCACTCAGAAAAAATTATAGGATTAGTTCCAACAAGTAAAGTTTATTTTATTAAAGAAATCGAAGGCGGGAAATATCAAATATATTTTGGTAAAGATAATTTAGGTGAAGAACCAGCAGTTGGTTCAGTTGTGACAATAGAATATATGGTAACTAATGGTTCTAATGGAAATGGAATTGCGTTATTTACATATGCAGGTTCTAATTTGCCGAATACTCCAGTTGTAACAGTATCTAGTATTGCCAGCAACGGGAGAGATGCTGAAACAACAGATGAAATAAAATATAATGTATCACATAAATATAGAACTCAAGATAGAGCAGTTACTGCCAGTGATTATATTGACATTATTCAAACTGCATATCCAAATATAGATTCAATTAATTGTTGGGGAGGGGAAAGTATGTCTCCTCCAATATATGGAAAAATATATATTTCTATTAAACCACAAACTAGTTTGTTTTTAACATCTAGCGAAAAGAATTATATCACTGAATCTATAATTGCTCCTAAATCAATGTTAGGAATATCGCCAGTTTTATTAGATCCAGTTTATACAACAGTAGATTTAGATACTACTGTATATTACAATCCAAACTTAACAAATAAATCATCTACACAAATAGTTGAATTAGTTCGTCAATCTATTGTTAATTACAATGACACCGTGTTACAAAAGTTTGATGGCGTATTAAGATATTCTAGATTGATACGAACAATTGATGATGCAGATAATAGCATTATTAATAATATTACAACAATAAAGTTAAGAAGAATAGTAGATGTGGTTTTTAATACTTCGATTAAATACACAGTAAGTATTAGCAATCAAATTGCTTCCTCCGGTGTTCCAGAAGAAGCAGTAATGACTAACGCGTTTTATGTTGATGCTACTGACACTAAGTATTATATAGATGATGATGCTGTGGGAAACTTGCGTTTATTTTATTATAATCCTCAAAATTACTCTAAAGTATTTACAAATTTAAAAATTGGAACTGTAAATTATTTAACTGGTCTAATAGTTGTTAATAATTTATTTGTAACTGGCGTAGCAGAATCAGATTTACAGTTTATTATTAAACCACAATCTAACGATATTATCTCAAAACATAATGAGATTGTTGATATAAATTCAACTTATTTAACTATTGTTGCTGTACAAGAATACTCAAGTTTAACTCATCAGTTTGCGTCTAGTAGAACATAATGATCAAAACGCCGATTTCCATAGCATTAGAACGACAAATTCCCGAATTTATTCGGGAAGAACATGCTGTATTTGTAAATTTCATAAAAGCGTATTATGCATTTTTAGATGAAACTCAACAGCGCAACTTAGAAGATATTCGTTCAATTGAAAATACGCTTGATGAATTTATAATTAGATTTAAAAAAGAACTTTCTGCGATATTTCCAACAAATTCTCTTCAGAACGAAAGATTTATTCTACAACGTATTCGTGAATTTTATAAAACTCGCGGATCTAGTGAATCATTTCAGTTTTTATTTAGAATTCTTTTTAACAAAGAAGCTGAAATATATTATCCATCAAAGCAAATTTTAAGAGCTTCGGATGGCAGTTGGATTCAAGAAAAATCACTATTTGTAAAACAATCTTCTGGTAATTTATTTCATCTTGGTGGAAAGATTATAACCATTAGAACAGACATGAAAAACATTTATGTCTTCTGTCCACGAGTAGTATACTATCGTGAAAATATATATGAAGTTTTCATCGATAGATCTTATATTGAAGATATCTCCATAGACAATGTAATCTTATCGGAAAATGGTTTAGATACTGGAACAATTGTTCCATGCCCATCAAAATATACTATTGTAACTAGTGGCTCTGGATTTGAAATAGGTTCGTTATATAATTTGCCATCTGAAAGTGGTAATGGGTCATTGATAAAAATTACTAAAATTGGTACGAATGGTAGTATCAAGAAAATTCAGATAATTAGTTTTGGGTTAGATTATGAATCTGTATTTTATGCAAAATTAAGTAATAAAACTCGTCAAGCTTTTTCGTACTATACACCTATTACTGAATTCATTGTTGGCTCTGGCCATCCTTCTGGTTTATTTCCAACCAGTTCATACACAACTACAAATCCATATTCCGATAACACTACTGGTTATATGGATATTGGTTATATGAACAAGCAAGATTATTTTGCGTATGACATAGCGTATACTCCAACTGTAAGTGCTAATCAAAACGTATTTTATGCTGATGGAACATATGTAGGCGAAATTATAGCATCATTTTATACTAACAACTCTAATGATAGTGTTATTGATGACACTCTAGCAGAAATAAGAATCGAACTTGGTCCTGTTGCTATATATCCTGGATATTATTCAAAGAGTGATGGATTTATTTCAGATGAATCATTTATTCAAGATGGGAAGTATTACCAGCTATTCTCATATGTTATTAAAGTAGAACAGCAGATAGAATCCTATCGCGATATTATAAAAGCATTACTACACCCTGCTGGGTTTGAAATGTTTGCCGAATATAACATTAAAAACACGTATTTAGTATCTGCTAGTCCTCTTAACGCGTTTATTAGACGCCAATTTACAGATCAGCAATTTGCAACAGATGATGATAGCGCAAATGCTGTGAATAAGTTTTTAAGTGAATTGCAAACGGCGTATCATAGTAATACTGAAGACATTAAAGACGTAATTAAAAGATTAGAAGATGCGAATGGAGAATTTCAAACTATATTAGAATCTAAATATTATGATATGCTTAAGGGTTCTGCAGGTGATCCAATTGAAAATAGTCTTACACAAGCAAACCATGTTGACACTCAAGACATTAAAGACAACACTAAATTATCTACGGATAATGCACCGGCAAACCATGTTGACACTCAAGACATTAAAGACAATGTTAAATTATCGACGGATAATGCACCGGCAAACCACGTCAACACTCAAGATATTAAAGATGTATTAAAAGGTTCTGCAGGTGATCCAATTGAAAATAGTCTTACACAAGCAAACCATGTTGACACTCAAGACATTAAAGACAATGTTAAATTATCGACAGATAATACACCGGCTTATCATGATATAACTGCAGACATTAAAGACAATGTTAAATTATCTACAGATAATGCACCAGCTTATCATGTTGGCACTCAAGACATTAGAGATGTATTAAAAGGTTCTGCAGGTGATCCAATTGAAAATAGTCTTACACAAGCTTATCATGTCGACACTCAAGACATTAAAGACAATGTTAAATTATCAGCAGATGCACTAACTAGTCCTACAGAAGCTATTGGCAATCGTGATGTTTCTGGTGCAGGTATTGCAACATATATTAGAGATAACACTTATTCTAATTTTGGTAATCTACCAGAACAATCTCCATTTGGTGCTGTAAGTAATCCTATAGAAGCTATTGGCAATCGTGATGTTTCTGGTGCAGGCAACGCAGTCTATAATAGAGATAAAACATATGTAAACTATACTGGTGAAACAACTCCATTTGATACGTATTTTCCAATTATTGAACAATTGGGAAATAGTGTTACGCCAGAAACGAAAACTGATCAGTACACAGTAGTTGGCGGAGATTGGTCTTTAATTGGCTCAACTTATGTACAAAATTTTCCGGAAGTACGAATTGGCGTGGCATACTTTCGTAGTCCAGAAGATAGTATAAATAATACAAACGCAGCAACATTGTACTTTAGCGCGTACAATCAAAACGATACTGTAGATCCTAATACTTCACATTCATATGAAGCAGAAGTTTATTCAGTACATGACACGAGAGTAATCTCTTAATTTTAAAAGGTATAAAAATGATTTTAATTCCAAAATTCCAAAATATTATCGAATGCGGTGGTACTTTGCAAATCGCACATTTCGGTCCAGATGGTAAACTAATCGAAGAACGTATGTATTCCAACATTGTTACTACTATTGGTAAAGCATGGATTGCAGCTCGAATGAAGACTACTAGTATTCCAGTTGAAATGGGTTTTATGGCAGTTGGTGGTAATGCAACAGTTGGTTCAAACCCAACTAAGACAACTCCAGTAATTGGCGATCAGGCACTTTCTACTGGTGGTTCTCCAGCTTTATCAGAATTAGCTCGGGTTGCATTAACGGTTTCTGGCGGTACGGTTTCTGGCGCAGTTGTTACATATGCAGCATCATTTGGTGCTGGCACGGGTACAGGCGCACTGATTGAAGCTGGCATCTTTAACGTTGCTTCAGGCCCTGTTCAAGGTTCTGGTACAACTGCATCAGCAATGCTTTGCAAAACTTCATATGATGTTGTTAATAAAGCTGCAAACGATTCTATTGCTATTACTTGGACTGTAACAATTCAATAATGGTTTAATTTATTCGTATACGATTAAAAAGAAAATAATAAATGTCAACATCACTACTTAAATTCTCTCTGAAAACCAATTTAGTTAAATCGGTTATATCAGAAATCGTATCGAATATTAGTAATTATTATTATGCGTATGGTCATGCAGGCCCGTGGACAGACGAATTAGCTCCAGAAGCAGTTTCAGAATCATATGAATATGAAAATGAAACGAGAAACGAGATGCTTCTCTATAAACAAATAGATGCCAATGATATTGCAGCAGTTATTCCAAGAATTAATTGGGTTGCTGGTTATACGTTTGATATGTATAATGAATATAGCAGCAGTTATCCAGCATTCTCAGGAGCTACGTCTTTAGCGACTGCTGAATTTTACTGTCTTACAGATGACTATAATGTCTATAAATGTTTATATAATAATAATGATAGTCCTTCTTCAGAAAGACCTATCGGCACTAGTACTACTGCTATTGTAATGAGTGATGGCTACATATGGAAGTATATGTACACTATTCCGCTATCAGTACGTAATAAGTTTTTGACTGCAACTACTATGCCAATAGTTACAGCGTTATCAAATCAATTTTATTCAAAGGGTTCTATTGTAGCATATAATATTGATAATCCTGGTGCAAAATATCCAATAGCATCGTATAAGATTACTGGATTTAAAATTATAGATGGAGGTTCTGGTTATGCTACTGCTCCAACAATCACTCTATCAAACTCAAATATCCCAATTGCAAGTGGCGGAGTAAATGCAACTGTTTTAAGCGTAACCGTAAGCGGTGGTCAAATCACTGCAGTAGCTATAGATAATCAAGGATCTGGTTATTCATACCCACCAACTGTAACTATTACTGGTACTTCATCTAGAGTTGCTATATTAGAACCAATTCTTGAAAGACTTAGCGGCACTTTTACAAATTTAGTAGTAACTGGCGATGGTTACTTAGAAGAAAATCCATATCAAGTTTCAGGCATATCTATAACTAATGGTGGTTCTGGTTTTGCTACTGCGCAATTTTTATTTAAATCGCCGGACCTAACGAATGGCGTTATTGCTGTTGCTAATGGAATTATTAAAGACGTGGTTATGACGGGAACTCTCGCCGCATCTACGTCTACAGCAGTAGTAACTGGAGTTGGTACTAATTTCTTAACAACTCTGTCAATTAACTCAGCTGTAAGAATAGGCGGTGTTGTATATAAAGTAATTACAGTAAGTAGTAATACACTAATTACTATCGATACTGCAATTAGTGTAACTGCTGGGGCGTTAATTTATAAAGCTGGTGTAGTAACTGGCGCTATTTTAGGTTCAACAACTGCGGCCGGTGCATTTATTTCAGGCAGTTCATATAAAGTATTTTCAATTGGAACAACTAACTTTGTTTCAATAGGTGCAACAGCATCAGCAGTTGTAACTGGATCGATTGCTGCTTATACTCTTACGGTGACTGCAGTTGCTTCTGGCACATTAGCAGTAGGAACATATATTACTGGCACTAACGTAACAGCAGGCACATACATTGCACAACTTGGTACCGGTACCGGTGGAACTGGTACGTATATATTAAATAATAGCATAACTGCATCTTCTACTACTATAACAGGCCAACCAATTCCTGGTAGCACATTTACAGCATCTGGTCCTGGTACTGGCACTGGTGTTGCAGCATTATCTGTATCAGTTACTGGATATGGTTATTCTAAGCCTTTTTATTCAGTCACTCAAGATTCAAATGCAAGTAACATTGTATTATCCAATGTTACATCAATATCTGGACAAGTTGCTTCTGGTTTGTCTTTTAACGTATTAACACAGAAAAATGAAGCAGAATTAATGCCTTTAATTAATTCTAATGGAGAAATTGAAGGTTTACAAATAAGAAGACCCGGCATAGGATATACATATGCGCTAGTGACAGTAGTAACATCACTCGATAAAGCCAACACAAGTGGATTTATTGAAGCTTCAATACTATTAAGTTTTGGTATTGGTGATATTGAATCAAGGCAGTCGACTGTTGAACTAACGGCGGTTAATGGTGCTATACCAGTTATAGATTTGGTATCTCCAGGATATGCATATACATCTATTCCAACTATTACTGTAAATGGCGATGGAACTGGGTGCACAGCAGTTGCTACACTAAATTCTACCGGATCGTTAGCAAATATATTGGTGAATACTCCGGGTATCAATTATACTAAAGCAACTGTAACTATTACTGGCGGCGGTGTTGCAAATGGAAGCACGAATCAAGCAATTGCTCATGCAATTATATCACCTAAAGACGGTCACGGTAAAGATGCAGTTAGTGAATTATATGCAAAAACGTTAGTTTTACATGGTAATTTATCTAAAGAAAAAAATCAAGGGTTTTCTTCTACTAACGATTATCGTCAAATTTGTATTATAAAAAATCCTAAAATTTATAATAAAAATTCTAATTTAAGATCTGCTACAGCTTCAGCATGTATTGTTGTAATTGGTGGTATATCACAAGCTGGTGTTTCTTTAATCGTTAAAGATGATATATTAACATATACAGATACTGCAGTGACACCAAACAGAGTATATTCATTTAGAGTTATTGAGAAAAATATAGCATACTCATCTACAGAAGCAGCATTTTTGTTATCATACTTAGATAATTTTATTCCACCAATTGGATCTACGCTAGTTAGAACTACAGGTACTCCTACAGCATTTAGTACTACTAATTTAGTATATCCAGAAGTTAATAAATATTCAGGTGAAATGCTAACTACTGATAATAGAATTTCATTTGCACCATCTTCTGAACAGATAGTAGTAGCATTTAACTCAATTACTTTCTAGATAAAAATCAATTTGCACGAGAGAAAAATATGGCACTAGACTTTAACATTGAACCATTCTTTGATGACTATTCTGAAGATGATAAATTCTACAGAATTTTATTTCGTCCGGGATATGCAGTTCAGGCTCGTGAACTTACTCAAATGCAGACTATTCTGCAACAACAGATTAAACGTCAAGGTGACCATCTATTTAAAAATGGTTCGATGGTTATTCCTGGCCAAATCTCATATGACAATAATACGCAATATGTAAAACTAAAAGCTGTAATTTCTTCTAGTGCAACAACATCTACTTTCTCTGTTCTTTCTTCCGTAATTGGAAAAACTTATCGAGGTGCTACTTCCGGCGTCGAAGCAATTGTGCTTGCCGCAACACCATTAGAAGTTGTTCTTGGTATTACAGAAGCTAATACTCTTTTCGTAAAATACACAAGAGGTGCAGGCAAATTTAGTTATGGTGAAATCATTTCTCCAACAGACAATTCAACTGGCTTAGATCTAATTGTAGAAGAATACGCAAATGACAGTTTAACTCTTGGAGTTGGTACTACAGCAAGCATTGAGCGTGGTATCTACTACATTAAAGATAATTTTGTATTAGTAACAGCTCAGACTGCGGTATTGTCAAAATATAGTTCTGCACCAAGCGTTAAAGCTGGATTGCAAGTAATAGAAGAAATTAAATATCCAGAAGATGATGGATACGATATTTTATTAGATAACGCTCTCGGATCTCCAAATTATGCGGCGCCAGGCGCAGCAAGATATTATATAGATTTAGTATTAAAAGCAATTGCATATGATTTAGTTATAGATCCATATGAGTTTATTCCACTACTTACGCTATTGAATGGTTCTGTTCAATTCATGGTAGATAAAACAGAATATGCTCAAATTGAGAAAACTCTTGCTCGTAGAACATATGATGAATCCGGTGATTACAGTGTTCGACCATTTCCAATTCAGGTAAAAGAATACAGAAATAATTATAGAAATTGGGCCGTTAATACAACGTTTATTGTAGGTGATATTGTTTCTCAAAATTCAACTACATATAAATGTATTCTAAATCACACATCTGCCTCAAGCGGATCATTTGCTATTGGATCTAATTGGATTGAAGATACCACGCCAAGATATAATTATGGGTTGTACCAAGGTCCTACACTTAGTACCAGTATTTCAACCGAAATTACTCCGTTGACAACGTTAATGTCACTTGCAGTTGAACCCGGAAAGGCATATGTAAAAGGCTATGAAGTTCAAAAAATCGCAACTCAATATTTAACTATCGATAAAGCTCGCACTATTTCAAATTATGAGACTATTACACTTGACACAAGTCCTGGCAATTATGTTGTAATTAATACTGTTAATTATATTCCCGATATTGAAACTAGAATTACATTCTACGATCGTATTGGTACCGATGGAGTATTACCTTCTGGCGGTGTTGTAGTAGCCACTGCTCGAGCTAAGCAAATTCAATTGCATTCAACTGGTAAATACAAATTATTCTTGTTTGATATTCAAGTTGTTGCTGGAAAAAACTTTGCTAGAGATGCTAAGTTTGCATATTCTGCAATTGGAGGTACTGCACCTCTTAGATTCACTGCATCGATCGAAGCAACATTAATTCAAGTTCCTGGAAATTTTATAACAGCTGGTTCTAGCACTACTATTAATGCAGTGAATAGCACATTTATTAATGACTTTAAAATTGGTGATTATGTTAATGTGAGCGGAACTAATGTAAGGGTCGTTACAGTTCCAACTAATAATCAATTAACTGTTGACGTTGCTGTTGCAGTATTAGCAACAGCGACAAACATTTATCGAGTAGAAGCAACTCTATATAATCCTACTGGCATAGTTTCTACATATGCTATTCCTAGATATGCAACTAGTTCTACACAGAATTTAAAATATACATTTTATAAGAAAGCGCTATCACAGAGTGCTAGTGTCACTATCACTGAAACTGGATATGTATTTGGCGCATCAACCGATGCTACTAACTATATTGTAGTAGATAGAGCAACTGGAATTCATCAAACTATAACTACTAATGCTCCTGGTGCAGGACAATTTAGAGTTGTAGTAAGTGGTGCTTCTGCTACATTCACAATGTCACCAAGTACCACATACGATATTATCTATGCCATTAGAAAAGCTAATGATGGTTCTGTATCAAAACAGAAAGTTTTAACTAATATTACTGAAACTGGTCTTACTCTAAGTTCTGGTTCTGTAATACTTACAAAATCAGATGGGTTTGAATTAATTAAAGTCACTAATTCAAGCAATGTAAATATTACATCTAGTTTTACATTTAATGGTGGACAGACTGAAAGCCATTGTGGACTTTCCAGTATTTCAACGGCTGCAACAGTGTCTGGTCCAATTGCAGTAACATATAGTTATTTTAGCCATCTTTCTGGTGGCGATTATATTTCGGTTAATTCATACACTGGTGGAAGTTCAAATATTACATATGAAGAACTTCCATCAGTATACATGAATACTATTGATTTTCGCCCGCTTCAAAATAACGATGGAACATTTAGTGGTGCAGTTGTGCCAAAATACGGCGAACAAACTGATATAGAATACGCGTATTATTATGGTAGAATTGATAAGTTATCAATTGATACTGCTGGTGCATTAATTATAACTAAGGGTATTCCGGGCGAAAGTCCGCATGAAGGAAAATCTCCAGACAACGCAATGGATTTATATTTGTTCTACGTAGAACCATACACATTCACTGCAGAATATGGTATTGCAAGTCAAAGGATTGAAAATAAACGCTACACAATGCGTGATATTGGTAAACTAGAATCTAGAATTAAAAATTTAGAATACTATACCTCTCTTTCATTATTAGAACAAAATACTATTAATGCAAAATCATATGACAAATATGGTATTGAACGTCCGCAAAATGGATTTTTAGTTGATAGCTTTAATGGACAAGGAGTTGGTGATGTGCTTTCAAATGATTGGAAAGCATCGATCGATAGTACACTTCAAGAACTTCGTCCATATTATAAAATGGATCAAGTGTCATTATTTGAAGATATTGGTACTAATTTAAGTAGAACTGGAAGAAACTATGAAGTTAATGGCGATTTAGTAACATTAAAAATTGCTAGTACTACACCTTTAGTAAAACAACTAAGAGCGTCACACTCAGAATCTGTAAACCCATTTGATGTATACACATTTGCTGGCACAGTTACAATTAACCCGTGGTCAGATACTTGGTTTGAAACTAAACGTCGTCCTGATATTATTATCAACGATCAAGGCCAATATAACGCAGTAGTAAATAAAGCTATAGCAGATGGTGTTTTAGGAACAGTATGGAATGCACCAACAACTACTTGGTTTGGCGAAACCCTCGTAAGTTCAATTGTGCAGAATTTTGGCACACGTCTAGTTACCACTAATACAATTGCAGTTAATTCTACCGTTGTTCGTACTGGTACTACTAAGTTTATCACTGAGAACACTGAAAACAAAGTTATAAGTGATAAAAAAGTATCTACTGAATTAATTCCGTATATGAGATCACGCAACCTCTTGTTTAGAGGTGAAGGCTTTAAACCAGAGACAAGAATATACTCGTTCTTTGATAATATTAGCGTTGATCAATATATTAGACCCGCAAAAAGAATTGAAGTTATCGGGCATGGCGCAACCTTAGTACCTCCAGCATTTTTATTAAATAGTAATGTTGGAGCAAATGTAAATTCTGCTGCTAGAAAAGTAAGTGGACTTGTAGAAAGTTCATATACATATGGAGAAGTTTTACGTGAATATGTATCTGTTAGCGGAGCAGCTGGAACTCTTACTGGCGTGACTTGTATATTATTAGGTCAAGAAACTAAAGGTGCTTCCTATATATTGTATATTGATAATATTCTTGGAGGAACTTTACAGAGTAATTCCGGTTCAAATGTTTATTATTTACAGGGTGAGTTTACAACCGGTACCATCAAATATGTTTCATCGAGTTCATACAATCAATTAAGCCCCACAACATTAAGCACCACATATAGTGGCCAATTATTTGGTACATTTAGTATTCCAAATGATGCGTCTATGAGTTTTAGAACTGGTGTAAGACAACTTAGATTTACAGATAGTGCTAGTAATAACACTATGAATGAACTTACATATTCTGAACAATCATACGAATCTCGCGGTAATATAGAATGGATGGAGAAAACAATTCTATCTACTAGAACTGCGCAGGTGTCATCTGCACAGGTTTCCGAAACATCGACGTTAAATAGAACTCGCCAAGAAGTTAGTGAGGTTGCGGTTCAGGACGCCGGTGGCGGTGGCGGCTGGGAGGGCAACGGCGGTGGCTGGAATGATCCATTAGCACAAACATTCTTAGTAGATGTAGCTGGTGGTGTATTTGTAACAGACGTAGATTTGTTCTTTGCCGCAATTGACCCAACTATATCTATTAAAATTGAGATTAGAAACGTAGTTAATGGATATCCTGGACCTGTAATAGTTCCATTTAGTACTGTAATTAAGTATCCATCAGCAATAGGAATAGATGCTTTAAAGGGTTCAATTGCAACTAAGTTTAAATTCCCTTCGCCAGTTTATCTTCAAGCTAATACTGAATATTGTCTATGTATGTTTGCAGATTCAGCTAAGTATAAACTATGGGTTGCACAATCAGGAGAGATTGATGTTAATGGATCTGGTTTAATTTCTGGTCAACCATATGCTGGTGTCTTATTTAAATCTCAGAATTCATCTACATGGACGGCAGATCAATCACAAGATTTAAAATTCCAAATGAATCGTGCAGTGTTTAATACAAATACTGCCACTCTCGATTTAATTAATGCACATAGAACTTCTGATTTATATTTTGATGTCTTACATGCAGACACTAGTAATATTATTCTTACTAATACTAAAATTACAGCCGCATATATTGATAGTACTTCTGCAAGCACTGATATTAACTTGGGTGAAAATACATACTTTACTTCTCCAAAATTAATTAAGTCTTCTACTAATGAGGCAGGAACACCTTCGTTTAAACTTAGATTAAACTTGTCTACTACTCAAAATAATGTTTCTCCAGTAATAGATTTAAGTAGATGTAGTGCTACTTTAATTAGTAATGTCATTGATAATATTACTAGCGATGACGAAACATTGTCGGAAATTGGTCTTTCAACTGCTAAATATGTAACTAAGCAAATAAATTTAAATGATGCAGCAACTACTCTTAGAATTTTGTTTAGCGCCTGTGTTCCAAATTTAACAAATACTAATGTTAAAGTATATTATAAAATAGGAGATTCCGCTTCAGCAACATTTGCAACTGCGCCTTATACGCTACTTACACCTAAAACACCATATATAAAGACTCAGAATTCTAGATCATTTAGTGAAGCAGAATATTTGGTTGAAGACATAACGCCATTTACTGCTATTAGAGTAAAATTAGTATTGAAATCCGATAACACTTCGCAAGTGCCTAGAGTAAAAGACTTACGAGTATTAGCATATGCATAATCAAATAAGTATTGAAAATGAGATAGGCATGGTTAGAGATGTTTCTAGCCATGCTGTATTATGTAGCTCAACGTATAAGATATTTGACTATGATGTTAAAAGAAAAGCTGCGGAACAAAGAGATATGCTAATCAAGAATCATGAAGATCAAATAAATAATATTAAGAATGACCTTAATAGCATAAAAGATATGTTAATGTCATTAATGCAAAGGTAAAAAATGGCACTAGTTTTTAGAACAGATCAGTCAACACCATTAACTAATACACAGTTAGATGATAACTTTAAGTATTTGCGAGATCAATTACTTCTAAAGTATTTGATTACTGACTTTACCGCGGCAAATATTTCAGCTAAGTTAAATACACTTGCTACTGGTCAAACTACTACTCTTCAACTTGCTCAATCAAATGCAATTAACGCATTAACTTTAAGAGATTTAGCACCTTCATCTACGTTACCAATTTCTACCGATAAATCGTCTTTAGTATCTAGAAATTCTTCAGGTGAGATCACAGTATCCACTGTTTATGGTGCACTTTCTGGTACTGCATCTTTAGCAACTTTAGCGGCCGATGCAACTAAATTACAAACGGCAAGAACAATTAATGCAGTTTCATTTGATGGTACTGCTAATATTACTATTGTAGATGCAACAAGATTAGCATTAACCGGCGGAACATTAAGTGGAAAGTTAACACTTGCTCCAGCATCTGCTATTCTATCTTCAATTAATTTTGGAACTAGTTCTACTGGACCATCAGATCCAGCTAATGGTGATATGTGGGCCACTACTTCTGGACTATTCTTTAAAATTAATACTATAACATATAAGACTGCACAAATAGAT